AAGGTTTTAAAGGTTTTACGGGGATATGGAGTGCGTGCTTGCCCTCTTTGGTGGTAACTGGAACAATGGTGCGAATGCAGGGATTTCGTACTGGAATCTGAACAATTCCTCCTCGAACACGAACCTGAACATCGGCAGGCAGACTCTTATTAGAAATTTAGTTTTAAAATTTGCACTCTATATTCCTCACCCCTTGGTGAAAATTAGGCCGTAAAGAGCAAGGTCTAGTAGGTCTCTCGAATCGAAAAACCTTGAGGCTAATAAGAAGGCGATAAAATCAAAAGGACTGGTTATGTTTATGAAAGAATTTATGATTTAGAAAATATAAAGTTAGCAATAATGAAATCCTCTCTGGGTAAAAGAACGCAAAAAAGTGTTAAGCGCATAATTGATAGTATTGACAAATACGCAGTAAAAATACAAAATATGTTAGTGGCTAAAACATATAAACCCTCACCATATGTTATAAAAATCATACGGGATGGTTCAAGTGGAAAGGTAAGAACCATCCATAAGCCCAGGTATTACCCAGACCAAATCACTCATTGGGCATTAATACTGCAATTGCAACCCATAATCATGCGTGGCATATATAAATACAGTTGTGGTAGCGTTCCAGGCAGGGGGACAAGTTACGGTCAAAAGACATTAAGAAAATGGCTTGACGAAGACTATAAAGGCACAAAATACTGCTTAAAGATGGACATATCTAAGTTTTACCCGTCTGTGGATAACAATCTTTTGAAGGAAATGTTTAGGCGGAAAATTAAAGACTTGAACTGTCTCTGGTTGATAAACAAGATTATTGATAGTGCAGAAGGATTGCCGATAGGTAATTACACAAGTCAGTGGTTCTCTAACTTCTTTTTGCAAGGCTTAGACCATTACATCAAAGAAAAACTTGGCGTGAAGCATTACGTTCGTTATGTTGACGATTTAGTATTGCTAGGCCCAAATAAAAAGAAGTTACACAAGGTACGAAAAGCTGTGGCAGAATATCTAAGCAGTATAGATTTACAATTAAAAGGTGACTGGCAGGTATTCAAAGTAAACAGTAGAGCTATTGATTTTTTAGGATTCCGCTTTTTCAGGAATAAAACTATTCTAAGAAAGAGAAACTCCCTCAGAATTAGAAGTAGAATAAACAAAATACGCAAAAAAGGCACACTGAACTACAAAGATGCCTGCGCAGTAATATCTTACTGGGGATGGATAAAACGAAGTAATAGTTTTAATTTTTATAGCAAACACGTTAAACCGTTAGTTAGTTTAAATAAAGCGAAAAAGGTTGTGAGTCAGCATGGTAAAACCCTATATTTACGTACCAATTCCAGAATTCAACCAGATAACACAGTATGTCAGTCAGATGCAACCCGTTGATATGGGCGACCATTATTTTGTCGGCATCGAAGTACATGCTGCGTCTGCGGTGTTTGATGAGGAATTGGAAGATTTATTGCTCTCGGAAATGGGGGTATAGAAATGACGAGGGAAGAGTTTTTGCAGAAGATGCTCGAAAAAGGTAAGGTCACTCAAGAACAGGTCAACAAAACAAAAGCGAAAGACGCGGCCAAGGCCCGGTATCTGAAAGACAAAGCGAAAATGACCAAAACTGAAATGCAAGAGGTGCTTGACGAATTACTGAATTAAAAGAACGATGCCGAAAAGACATCGGTATTAAAAGCTACCTTGACTTACTGGAGATAATTACTCAGCAGGAAAGATTAATCGCTAAACAGAATGAAATGATTTCCAGGCTGGTCAACGAAACTGCAGAGAAAGAAAACACAATCAATGAATTAATGAAAGACGTCGCTTTCTGACCTACCCCACTAACGGGTGGCTATAGCGTATAACGACCGCCCATACCCGAGGCGGTTTCGTTTTAAATAAAAACAAAAGGAGGCTTTAATTGATGGGACCAAGTGAAAACATCCAAGTTGTAAACTCCACCGGCGGGGTAATCGCAAACCTCGTCAACAAGCTGACCGCTGGCACGGCTGGCTATGAAACCGGCGCTGCAAGTCCGAGCACCGACATTTCAGGGGGCTCGGCGACTACTTTCAAAATCCAGAACGATGGCGACGACACTGCACGCAGCGTAACACTGACACTGACCGGACTCAATACCGGCGTACTGATCGCCGCAGCCGTGCAGGCAGGTATTCGGGCTCTGGCTGGTATCTATGCCGCCGTAACCTGCACCTTCACTGGTGGGGTATACGTCATCACCAGTGGCACCACCGGCACCGCCTCAAAGGTCCGGATTACAGCCGGCGCATCCAACGACGTAGCCGCTGCCCTGAAAATCGGCGCTGCGAACGGTGCGATTGCCACGGACGGGACTTCCACTCCCATCCTGACTGCAAATTACACTGCGCCTACCACAACCCGTTCCCGCCTGATGGTAGCATCGGACACAGCGGGGATTTTGAGCCTGACCAAGGACGGGTACACCGAAAAGCTGAACGGGGGCACCGCCTTAACTGCAGGTGTAACCTTTATCAACACCCCGGATATTCCATTAATCGCCGGGTCCGCGTACAACCTGGCCTTTAGCGTTGGTGGGGCGCGGTTGCAGGTGAGTTGGATCAGGGGGGTTTAGTGCCCAGTCGGAAACCACCAGAAAGTAGGTGATGGATAATTTGAAAGCCTTTTACGGCTCTCGGTTTAGCCCTAATATGACTAAAACCCCCGAGGGCTTTTTAATTTGCCATAATGTACCCATATCCCGTACTGGCTGGTTGAAGTATCTGGGGCAGGAATTAGGTCTTAGTGACCGGCATGACCAGTTGATTCAGGTGTACCGCAGCCCCGAAGAAACTTTTTCCCCGGCGACAATGGCCAGTTTTGAGGGAAAGAGCGTAACGGATGATCACCCGCCCGACGATGTAAGGCCGGACAATTATTCCAGCTATGAAAAGGGCCAGGTGACAAACGTCAGGCCAGGAAAGGACCAAGAAATAGACCTCCTCCTTGCCGACCTGATTATTAAGGATCCTCGCCTCATTTCCGAGGTGGAAAACGGCAAGCGGGAAGTATCTTGCGGCTATGATTGTAACTATGAGCCAATCGGTGAAGGAAAGTACCAGCAGACGCAAATTCGCGGGAACCATGTCGCTGTCGTGGCAAGTGGCCGCGCCGGGGACCGCGTTGCGATAAAGGACGAAAGTCCTAAACCAAAACCAGAAAGGAGAAAAAGCATGAAGTTAGACACAAAAACTATCTGGGGCAAAATGCTCTCTGCTTTTGCCAAGGATGCCGAACCCGAAGAACTGGCCGAGGCGGCCAAGATGGCGCCCACGGAGGACATGAGTATGAATCCCACGCCGACACCAGCACAGGCACCGGCACCTGCCCCGGCACCAAAGGGCGCCGACGAGCCCCCGGCAGCCGACCCGGCCGTGACCGCATTAGCAAAGCAAATTGAGGCATTGACCGCTGTCGTTAACCAACTTGTTGAAAGCGATAAAGCTGTCCATGCCAAGCTTGACGGTGAGAAAAAAGAGGGCTTGGATGCCCTTATTGCCGAGCTTGAAACTCCTGCCGAGCACGCTGCCGAGGGTGGAGAGGAATCCGTCACGCTGTCGCCCGAACAGATCGCGGACGAAGCGCCGGTAGCCCCTACCGCAGAACTGCCGAAGAATCCGATCCCGGGCGCCGACCGGAACACCATTCTGGCCGCGATTCGCGCCGTAAAGCCGATCATCGCTGCTATCCCGGACGCCGGAGAACGGAAGAAAGCATCTGACGCCCTGGCGAAGACTTTCCGGGATCAGATGGGCACCGCCCCGGCCGCGCCCGGTCCCGTAAACAGCTACGCGGCCATTCAGGCAGCGGCAGCAGCCAATGCCAAGAAGACCCAGGACGCCAAGCCTGACGATACCGAGTTGGGCAAGGACTGGGCCAAGAAATTCAATCCGCACTACAAGGAGGCAAAGTAAATGCCCGGACAAGCCATTGGAACAAGCATGAATTACGGCTACCCCGGCAGTTTCGCCCGTAATGGCGACTGTATCATTATGAATCGATTCGTTAAAAGCACCGACGCCGCCGGCCCAGCCTTTGGTGACCCGGTTATCCTGAACTTAGACAATACCTACAGCGTATTCGGCGCTGCCGGGACAATGGCCGCTTTTGCGGGTGTAGCCGTGCGTGAAGTTAGGCAGGCCTCTGCGTACGCCGCTATTGATGGACAATACGATCCCGGCCAGCCTTGCGACGTTATCGAGCGCGGCAGCGTTTCGGTCGTGTGCAGGGTTGGCACCCCCACGGCTGGCGGCGCTGTTTATGTCCGCACCGCCGTTAATGCTGCCATTCCTGCCGGCGTGGTCAATGGGTTTGAGACTGCGGCCGACGGCGGAAACACGATTCAGCTCACCAATTGCCGCTGGGCAACCGGCCTAAAGGACGCCAACAACGTGACCGAGCTGACCATTATCGGCCGGAACAACCCCTAATCTGGAATAAGGAGGAACAGAAAATTGAACGGAGTTAAAACCTACCCGGTCAAAGACATCCGCACCCTTGACGCCGCAATGGCCGCCAGTCAGGGTGGATTTACCATGCTGACCACTGATGCGGCGACTGCCGGCGGCATGGCTTTTCTCGTCGGCGAACTGGAAAAAAGAGATCCCAAGGTCCGCGAACCACTCACGTCCGTTACCTGGGCGCGTGACATCGTGGCCAAGACCGGCGGCGGATGGGTTGAGTTCACCAGCACCATGAACGTGTCCTACGCGTCGGCCGGCCCGAACGAGAACGGCATCATCGGCGGTGAAAGCACAGCGATTCCGGTGATGCAGGCCGACATCGGTAAGGACATCTTCAAGGTGTTCACCTGGGGCAACATCCTGAAGATCCCCTTCGTGGACCAGGCCAAACTACAAAACATCGGGCGTTCCCTTGACGACATCCTGGACAAAGGCATCCGCCTGAATTACAACAAGACCATTGACAAAAACGTCTACCAGGGCCTTTCTAGTGATACCTATGGCCTGATGAATAACCCGAACGTAACGGCAGCTGCCGTGGCGGTCGGAGCAGCCGGTACTACTACCTGGAATACCAAGACCCCCGACGAAATCCTGTATGACATCAACCAGCTGATGGTAGCAGGTTGGGCAGCCAGCGAGTATGACCTGACCGGTATGCCGAACCACATCCTGATCCCGCCCAGCCAGTACGCCTACCTGGTGGGCACCAAGATCAGCACGGCCGGGAACATCTCCATTCTGGAGTTCCTGCTGAACAACAACATCGGGAAAAACCAGGGCGTGGAGCTTTCGATCATGCCGTCCCGGTGGTGCATCGGCGCCGGCGCCGGCGGAACAGACCGGATGCTAGCCTATGCCAACGACGAGGACAGGGTGTATTTTGACCTGCCCGTGCCGCTGTCCCGGATTATGACTCAGCCGGTTGTTGGGGATATGGCATATCTGACTGCATACGCTGCCCAGCTTGGCGAAGTGAAGTATCTTTTCTTCCAGCCCCCCAGATACGGTGATGGAATTTAAGGAGGTCTCCTTGTGAGAGTATTTGCAAAAAAAGCGCTTGAATTCAAGCGCTACGAAGAAAAAGATGGTCAAAAGGTCGTGGCTGAAAAAGTCACGACCACCCGTCTTTCTTTCTGCGATCTGCCGGATTGGGTAAAAAAAGACCAAATGTTCAAATGGGCATCGGCTGACGGCGACATCGAAATCATCCAGGGCCGTAAGGATGAGCGCGCCGCCGAATTGGACGCTTCCACCGCGCCTACCGTGTCCACCAAGGCCGGGAGTAAATCTAAAAATACAAAATAGGGGGTGAGGCGGTGCCTTTCCCTGAAAATTTAGTCGGCTCCGATGGTATAATTATCAACGCCAACCAGATCGCCAGTAATGCCTCAAATCTGCGAACGGGGGACAATCCGTTATACGCTGTAGCGGATTTCGTCTCCATTTACACGGCGTTTGGCCCTGATGCTGACGAAAATTACGTTATTCCTGTGGCCATCCTGCAGGTTTACATCGACCTTGCCAACGCCAGCGTCCAGGAGGCCCGCTATCATGAGTCATGGCAGCTCTGCATGGGACTCTTTGTGGCCCATTTCGCGACGCTGTGGCTGCAGAGCACGGCCGCAGCCGGGAGCCCAGCGGCGAAGGTTGTCGCACTGGGTGAGGCCAAAGGCCTGCGCACCTCCAAGTCAGTGGGTGACATAAGTGTGAGTATTGATTACAGCGCCATAGCCCAGGATTTAAACGGATGGGCGGCGTGGAATCTGACCACGTTCGGCCAGCAGTTTGCCACGATTGCAAAGCTGATGGGTAAGGGCGGGATGATGGTGTGGTGATTTTATGTTCAGCGCCTTCGCAAAAGTCCAGGTAACAAAAAACCGCACGTCAGAAATGGAAAAGGCCATCAAGGAACTGGCCAACCTCGACGTCCTTGTTGGCGTCCCGGAGGATACAAGCAACCGGGGACCCGGTGCCGGAATCACGAACGCTGAACTGGCATACATTCACACCCAAGGCATACGAGCACCCTCTATGCGCGCTGAGATGAACATAGAGATGACCAGGGGGGACAGCTACAGCAAGGCCCATCAAATGTACATCCAGGCACACGGCTCTCCTTTGTGGCACGCTCCGCCTCGTCCGATTATTGAGCCCGCCATCGAGGACCCAAAGAACCAGGCCTTTATTGTCGAAGACCTAAAAGCCGCCGCCCGGGCCGCCCTTGACGGCAATAAAAACCAAACTGAAACTGAGTTAAACAAGGCCGGACTGGACGCCCAAAACGCTGTTCGAGACTGGTTTACCAATGAAAAAAATAACTGGCCGGTCAACGCCCCGGCGACCATTGAGCAGAAAGGCAGCGACCGTCCATTAATTGACACCGGTGAGCTCAGGAAGTCGATATCCTACGTAATCCGAGGAAAGGACGTGAAATCATGATCAATATCGCTGAATTACTTTATGACCCTGATTTCACCCAGGATTTCACGGTCCACCGGAAAACCGGTGCATGGTCTGCCGGTCGATTCGTCGAAGCCGAGTCTTCACTGACCTTTACCGGTGTTATCACCCCGGCCAGCGCAAAGGAAATCCTTCAATTCCCGGAGGGCGACCGGGTAACGGGCATGATGAAGTTTTACTCCGAGCAGGAAATCCACGTTACACACACCAGCGGCACCCCGGGAACGTCGGATCAAATCGAGTGGAGCGGTCATCGATACCGGGTGATTAATGTCACTCCTTACATCGACTACGGCTATTACAAGGCATTCGGCGTTTACATGGAGAGTGATTGATTTGGCGGACACTATTCTAACTCTGAAACAAATCGAAGACCTATTTCAATCGCTCACATGCACGCTCCTCGGTCTCAACCCTGCCGCCCCCAGCAGTCAGGATAAGGTGCGCATCGCGTGGCCGAC